GTGGTGGTCTACCCGGCGCTGCTACGGATTTTCTAGTAAAACAAGCAATAAGAAGTGGTGCGGCAAGTGCATATTTGTCTGGTTTTGGTAAACTTGGTTCCGCCGTTACCGGTAAAATTCCTGGTCTAGCCGCTGTCGGTATAGACCCTCTGGAATGGTCTCTAAAGGCATTTGGTGCAGACGCAGCATTGCAAGGGCTTGCTGGGGTTCCTGCAAAAACACAAGCAGCTCTACAATCTTCTATGGGATATCTACAAAAAGGAAAATCTAGAGGAATTTATTAAGTTAAAAATTTACTAAATAATTTAAGTTCAAGGATCTATTGAAATGAAAAAAACAAACAAATTAAATGAAAATATGGGTATGGGTCAAATGGGTGCTGCAATGCCAGCAAACGGTGTTGCCTATACACCAGATGGTAAGGGAAACGTTATTCCAACTCCATACGTAACCGCAAATAACCTTCTAAAGGCTCAAGTTCCAACTCCAGCAGCAGCAATGGCTGGTGCAATGGGTTCTGGAATGCCAACAATGGCCGCTCCTCCTCAAGATGAACCAGAAATGGATGAGGAAATGGAAGAGGAAGAAGAAGAAACCGAACCAACTGAAGTCGAAGAACAAGCAAAAGAACAATTCCGTTCTGCTTTAGTTGCTCTTCTCGGTGAAGAGAACGTTTCATCTTCTCTTTTGAACCAACTTGAAGGTATTTTTGAAGCTGCTGTTCAAGATCGTGTAAACAGCCATGTTTCAGCAACCGTCGCTCAACTTGATGAAAACGTAAAATCTTACCTTGATGGTGTAACAAATACACTGGTTGAAAAGGTTGATGATTATCTAGATTACGTTGTTGAAGAATGGATGCAAGAAAATGCTGTTGCAGTTGAACAAGGTATCAAGACACAAATTGCAGAAAACTTTATCAGTGGTTTGAAGAATCTTTTCGAAAATCACTACATTGATGTTCCTGACGAGAAATACAACGCTCTTGATGAATTGTATTCTCAAAACCGTGAACTCTCAGAACAACTCAATAAGGCTATCAACGAATCAATGAACGTTCGCAAAGAACTTTCTTTGACTGAATGCGCAGGAATCTTTGTTGCCGAAACTAGAGACCTTGCCGATACTCAAGTTGCAAGACTTCAAAACCTCATGGAAAATGTTGCTTTTGGAAGCCCAGAAGAGTATCGTGAAAAACTCGTAGCAATCAAAAACAACTACTTGGCATCACAAAACTTTGTTCGTCAAGTAGCCCCCGTTGTTCCTGTTACCCAACATATCAATGAGGAAATGACATTCTCACCAGTAAGAGATACAGAATCATCTACTGTTGATGGATACGCAAACGCAATCGCAAAACTTAACAAGAAATTGTAATTTTAAAAATTACTAAATAATTTTAACTCACAGGAGATACTACTAAAATGAATTTTCAAGATAACACACCATATGACATCTTAACCGAAAAGTGGAACCCAGTGCTCAATCACGATGCACTCCCCACAATCGGAGATGATTATCGTAAAAAGGTCACAGCCGTCCTCTTAGAGAACCAAGAGCAAGCAATTCGTGCTCAACACCTCACAGAAGACATGTCCTCAAACAATCTCGGCATGCCTACAAGCTACACCAACAGCGGAGGAGTCGCTGGTTATGACCCAGTACTCATCAGCTTGGTTCGTCGCGCAATGCCAAACTTGATGGCCTACGACATCTGCGGCGTTCAGCCAATGACTGCTCCAACCGGCCTCATCTTTGCAATGCGTGCTAACTACGGTGGTGCTGAATATGGAAACACTCGCTTCTATGCTGAAGCCATGTTCCAAGAAGCACAACCACAATACGGTGGTTCTGGTTACACAATTGGAACAGATTACCGTGGTCAAACTGCAGGTTACGGTCTTTGCGGTTCTTGCGGTCCAACAGCAGGCAACCCAAACTTGATTCGTGCATCTTCAGCTGCTCAATTTAGCGCATTCCGCGGTATGTTGACCAGTTCTGGCGAAGGTTTGGGAAGCGGCACAGGGCTTTATTCAAGCTTCAACCAAATGGCATTCTCAATTGACCGTGTTGCAGTACAAGCTCGTACACGCGCTCTGTCCAGCAACTACACAATTGAATTGGCACAAGACCTCAAGGCTGTTCACGGTCTTGACGCTGAAGCCGAACTCGCAAACCTACTCAGCACTGAAATTCTTGCTGAAATCAACCGCGAGATCGTTCGCACAATTTACTACGTTGCTCGTACAGGATCCACACAAACAGATCTCAGCACACCTGGTACATACGACTTGAATACAGATTCAGATGGTCGTTGGTCAGCCGAAAGATTCCGTGGCCTCACTTTCCAAATCGAACGTGAGTGCAACGCAATCGCCAAGGAAACACGTCGTGGTAAGGGTAATTTCATCGTCTGCGATAGCGATACCGCAGCAGCCCTCGCCATGTCAGGTTTCATGAGCCTCAGCCCTGGAATTGCTCCTCAACTCAACGTTGATGACACACAAAGCACATTCGCAGGCTTGCTCAACGGCAAGATCCGCGTCTACATCGATCCTTACACCCCGCTCGGAGTTAACTTCTTCTGCGCTGGTTATAAAGGTGAATCACCATATGACGCTGGTCTCTTCTACTGCCCATACGTTCCGCTACAAATGGTACGTGCAGTTGATCCTGACACTTTCCAACCACGCATTGCCTTCAAGACCCGCTACGGTGTTGTTGCTAACCCATACGTTCTAAACAACGCCAACGTTCCAGACGGTGAATCACTCACGCAAGGCTTGAACCAATACTACCGTTTGACTAACGTCAGAAACCTCCACGGCAACACCATCTAATAGGTAACCGTGTGTAAAACACCGGAAAACCTCCCGAGAAATCGGGAGGTTTTTCTTTTTCCATAAATATTTTTATGACCTCCCTGAATTGCCAAGATAATTTAAATCCTCTTTACAACAATTATTATAAACTTGAAATTATAAGAGGAACTAAAAAATTAGAGTTGATGGTTCAAAAAGCCAATCTTCCGGGACTCACTATTCCAGATCAAGCGCAACCAACAATTTTTGGTACGACAATTCCTGTTCCGTCTATGACCGTGCAATATGAACCTCTGTCTGTTGAATTTATTGTGGATGAAAATTTAACAAACTGGAAAAGCATATATTCGTGGATGAGAAATTTAACTAATATTGAAAATTCAAATGATTATAATTTAAATTATAATCAATGGCACTATGATGCCACTTTATCAATAATGAGCAGTGAATTTAAATATGGTGGTTGTAATAATCCAGTTTTAACAGTTGGTTTTACAAATTTAATACCAGTAAGACTAACGGGTTTAATTTTTCAATCTGATTCGCCAGATACCAATATTTTAAAGGCATCTTGCACCTTTAAATATTCATTTTACACATTGTTGCCAGACGCTCCGGAAAACCTTTACGGAAACCCTTCAAATTAATTTATATAATCTTCTGGGTTGTCTGACCAGCCCTCTGCGCTATTGGGGTTGGCCTCGGGGTTATAAGGCAGTTTATTGCCCTCTGGTTTGACTTTACGGCGCTTCTTGGGCTTTGGTTGGGGTTCAGGTGGTTCTGGCGTAGAATCGCTTATATCCGATTCTGCCTCTTCGTCGTCGTCTTCTATTAAAATTTCAGCCCCTTCAAAACTGTCGATAAGATCATTTACAAATAATATGAAATCTTCATTATTAAACAAGTCATTTAAAAGGTGTAATCCTTGTTGTGTATTTTCAGAAGTTTCATTGTTTGATGCCACTATTGATTTTGGATCTGTTTGCATTGTCATGAAGTAAACTTCATACATTTTTTCAAGTTCCAATGAAGGTTCTCCGATAAAAACAACACAATTTTTATTTACAACCGCTTCATAGTTTCTTAAATTTGCAAAATAATTTGTTAATTTAACATATTCAACTATTTCAGAGTTTTCTGATCTAGCTGTATAGTTTTCCATTTTTGCTGGAAGTTTAATGTTAATTTTTTCTGGCGTGGGTTCGCTTACAAGGCCAACTAATTCTTCGCCTGTGATTAGCTTAACAACTCTTAATACGCCCGAGAAAGGGTTCTCAGGAAGTGAATCGGACATATGAATGTCCTCCCTTCCATAATATTTATCTTATTGGGTTTCTGTAAAACCCATTGAATGCACTTTGTAATCAAACTTTTCTTTTTTATATATTTTTACACGTTCTTCAAAATGTCGGTATACGTGATTTTTATGAGACTTCCAACAAAGATCATCAACGATATCAAACACTTTTAACGATTTCTTTTTTTCTGATACTCTCAATCCGCGACCAATACTTTGTAGTAAACGAATTACGGATTTTGTAGGAGAGGCGAATACAATATTATCAAGGTTAACGATATTAATACCAGCACTAGTTGTACCGTAACTCGCCACCAAAATGGCATCTTTCTCAGTGTCAATAATTCTTCGAATGTATTCTCTGGCTTGCGCTTCTGTTTTTCCTGAGATAAAATAGACCTTACGTGCTCCCGCTTTTTCTTTGCAAAGTTCGTAGAGAGGCTTCCCTTGCGCTTCAACATAATTGAAGAGTACAAGCGTATTGCCCTTTGTTCTGGAGACCAGTTGCCAGATGAACTCATTTCTCTTATCATTACTTATGATCCATTTTATCTCATCGGCATATTTTTGTTTTTTAAGTGATTGTTTTTCTTCGTCTGTGTATTTCAATAGAATACAATCAATTCCGAGTTGAGCAAGCAATCCCTTATTCATTAAATTTTTTGTCTGTATGAATTGAACTGCTGGGCCGAGAATTCCTTCGATGCTCAATCTGTGCGCTTGTGTCTGTTGTAACGTTCCTGTGGTTCCACAACGAAACCAAGCCTTGGTGAGTTTTTGACCAATAAAGTTTATTGATTCTGCTTTTGCTTGATGACACTCATCAAAAAATATAGCATCAAACTTGTCAAACCATTCTTTTGGTAATTTGTATATTGATTGCCAAGTAGAGACTACTATCTGTTTATTTGTTTCTTTTTCTTCGCCAGCAGATATCTTGTGAATGTACTTTTTGCAAGACCAAGTCTTGTCTTGGCTTGAGTAATCAAAAAAATCGGCCTCCATCTGATTGACGAGGCCAACGGTTGGAACCAAAATCAATATTTTGCGGTCGGTATTTAATACCTTTTGTAGATATCGAACCAAGACGTATATAATAAGACTTTTTCCAGATCCAGTCGGAGATATCAACACAGAACGATGATTGTTCAATCCATGCATAATAGCTTGCACCTGATGTACATGCATTTGCACTGGTTTTTTGCGAACGGAAACCTTCAGTGATTCGTAAAAAGCCTGAAGTTGCCCCTCTGTTACGCATAAAGGATTTTTACTCTCCTTTATATTTAAGGTGTATTTGCGATCTGTGCAAAATTTTTGTAAATAGGATTTTAAACCTCTCGGAAGAGTAGATGAAAGAATATCATACAGCCGAATTTTTCCATCCCATATGCGACGTTTAAACATCGGCATAAACTGGGCACCGGGAACCATGAATGAGAAATAATCTCTCAATTCTTGTTTAGTTCCTTTTTCTGCTTTTACATAATATCTTACTTCATCAATAGATTCAACAACTATATCCACATAATATTTAGATGATTCCGTTCATCATTTTTTGCCAATCGATGGCGGACTTTATCATAAAATTTCTGTTGTTAAGTCCTTTTAAAAATTCTTCAACCATTCTAAGTTTAATTTCACTCACAGCAACTTTAGATTTAAGTTCAATAACTTTAGGATCTGCTTCTACAAATTGTTCTACATCACTTTTTAATAGTGTAAAATTACAAGGCTCTTCATCCCAAAGTTTTAATTCTTCTTGAGATGCTTTTCCTGTATAAATTTTCCACTTACGCAATTTTAATATTGCAAGGTCGTTATTTTGTTTTGTCAAAAGTAATTTGACATCTGATAAAATTGTAAGATACTTCGAGTGTATTTGAGGTATCTTAAGAGACTCTATTCCTAACTCTGTAGAGTCTATTTGAGAGTCTTTAGTAATAAGTTCTTTAAGGTTCTCTAGATTCATCTTTTAAGATGTATTATAAAGTAACTCTAGAGTAAAGTCAAATAAATATATTTGACAATTATATAAAAGACTTTATAATAACTTTGAGGACTATTGATGCGCATCGATCTTCGTGAAATACCTGTGGTTTGGATAAATTTAGATTCGGCAACAAAAAATGCAGAATTGATGGAATCTAGATTTAAAAAATTTGGATTTAAAAATACATATAGAAAACCTGGTGTAGTTATTCCACCCCCACCAGGGACAGATAAATCTATAGCACATTTTAGGGGGTGTGGAACTTCTCATATTCAAATTTTACAAGATAAAACTTATTCTACTCCTTTATTAATTTTAGAAGATGATGTAGAGTTTATTGAAAATTTTAATCCAGTAATCGACATACCAGATGACTCTGATGGAGTTTATTTGGGCATTTCACATGGTAACGTATATTACGGGTCATGTCAACACAATGAAAATTATTTAAGAATTGCTGGTATACTTGCTGCGCATGCCATTTTGTATGTTACGGAAACATACAGGAAGGCAATGTCTGATATTGGAGAATATTGCCTTTATACGTTGAATAAACCTTGGGATTTGGGAACAGCAGGTATACAAAAAGATTTTAAAGTTTACACTCCAAACAATCCGTTGATATATCAATCTGATGACAGACAAAGTTCAAATAAGTGGCAAGGTCTAACTGATAGACCACTTCAAAATAGAAATACGGTATTTGCATGATTACATTTAACATGTTAGGTAGATATGGGAGAATGGGAAACCAGATGTTCCAATATGCTACATTGTATTCAATAGCAAAAACTAGAGGATATGAGTATGGAGTTCCATATCAAGTTAAATCAGAAAACCCTTACTCGAATTTTTGTTTAAATGAATGTTTTTTAAATCTATCAGCAAAAGATAGTTCAAATACATTTGTATACAAAAGAGCACAAGAAAGACAATTTACATATAATGCTGGAATTTTTGGAATAGAAGATAATACGGATATAGTTGGTTACTTCCAGAGCGAAAAATATTTTAAAAATTACAGGCAAGATATATTAAAAGAGTTTAAATTTTCAGATAAAATACAAGATAAAGCGCAAGACATAAGATCGATAACAAAAGATCCCGTGATATCCGTACACCTTAGACTTGGAGATTATAAAAAATTAGTAGGCAAACATCCAATATGCGACATTGAATATTACAAAAATGCTTTAAAAAAAGTTCCTGAAGAACTTTTAATCGTGGCATTCAGCGATGAACCCAATGTTGCAAGGGAATTATTTGATGCATTAAATAGAAAATACTTCCTCACGGAAACAAATGATCAATACGTAGATATGTGCCTAATGACTTTATGCAATTATCATATAATTGCAAATAGCAGTTTCAGTTGGTGGGGGGCGTGGCTAGGAGAAAGCAAAAAAGTAGTAGCTCCTGCTAAATGGTTTGGTGATTCTCCTGAAATGCCAAAAAATTGGTCTGACATATACTGCGATGGGTGGAATATATGCGAGTAATTGAACTTTCTGCATTTGGAAGCCCATTTGCACACGATGTAACTTCGTGTATGGGGATACCGCCTACTAATTTTAGTTGGGTTTTCGATAGACCTTGTTCCAGCAATATAGAGGTTTATCTTGATTACAATATTCTGGGTGGAATAAAAAGCCGCTGTCCAAATAAATTTTTATGGCTTTGCGAATCCCGTGGAATAACTCCAGATCAATTAGAATTTGTAAAAACAAATTATAATGAATTAAAAAAAATATATAAAAAAATATTTACTCACGTCACAGATGTAGTTGCTTTAGATGAATGTTTTGAATATTGCCCCCCAGCAGCAAACATGACGTGGATAAAAAACCGCGGTATTCATAGTAAGACAAAATTAATTTCTATGGTATCTTCCGGTAAAAGTTTTTGCAAAGGTCATGAATTTAGAAACAAAATGATGAAAAAATTTAAACAATCAAATTATAATATTGATTACTACGGTAGATCATTTAATCCTTTTAAAGTAAAAGAAGACGTATTAAATGATTATTATTTTTCAATAACAATTGAAAATGAAAAGTACTCTAATTACTATACTGAAAAATTGATGGATTGTTTTGCAACAGGAACAATACCGATATATCACGGAACACCAGATCTTCCAAAAATGTTTAATCCAGATGGTGTATTGATATTAGAAGAAAACTTTGATTTTAATTTGTTGACTCCAGAACTTTATTATGAAAAATTGAATGCAATAAAAGAAAATTATGATTTGTGCATGAAGCACGTGTCTGCAGACGATTTTATCTACGAAAAGATTACAAAATTACTATGAAAAATTGTTTGATATATCAACCTTGCGGTCTTGGAGATATTATTTGGCTACAACCAATGGTTGATAAATTGATCTCAGATGGATATACGATTTATTATCCGGTAATCGATCTCTATTACGATATGCTAAAGGAGCAGATGCCAAAAGATAATCTTATTTGGCTAAAGGAAAGTGAAAATTTTCCGATGAAATCGTTCTATGGGACTCATGTCACAAGGAATGACGAAAACAATCTATATCTACCAATATCTTTTGCAAACTATTACTTACAAAAATGTTCTGTTATGATAAGTAAGTATTATTACATGAATATGCCGATAACAAATTGGCACAAAAATGTAAACATAAAAAGAAATATTGAAAAAGAAAATCGATTGATCAAAGCATATGAAATTGATGTGTCAACTCCATTTGCATTGATCAATATGGTATACGGAACACCACCCAATCACGTCGCACGTGCAATGTCACTCAACTCGGATGTAAATCAACTTATTCACATGTCATTCGAAAAAGACAGAGAACATGGATTTACTCTCTTTGATTGGATTGGCGTAATAGAACTCGCAACAGAGATACACACAGTTGAAACATCGCTGTGCTATCTGGTTGACATGTTCGCCAAGACTGATAAAATTTTTATGTATGAAAAGCGTCGTGAAAGCGAGCAGCATACATATTATGGTCTCGTTAACCTAGTTTATAGAAATCCAAATTGGAGTTATTTAAATTAATATGAAAATTGAAGTTTCTAACGGCGAAATAGCCGACAAATACACTATTTTAAAATTAAAATTAAAACACTGCACTCCAATGAGTTCTCAGTATTTTAACATTCAAGAAGAGTATACGATTCTTTTTGAAGCAGTCGATCAATTGAAGCTAAATCAGTCTCTTGTAGAAGAACTATATGTGATCAATAAAGAGCTTTGGGAAATTGAAGATAAAATTCGAGTTCTGGAACAACAACAAGATTTTGGTCAAGAATTTGTAAAATTGGCTAGAGCAGTATACATTACAAATGATAAAAGATTTTTAGCCAAGAAAAAAATAAACACAGACTCGAATAGCAAGCTTCACGAAGAAAAAATTTTACCAAAATATGATTAATTTAAATAATGTTACGGTTGTGACAATTGATGGAGTTGGTAAAAACTCAGATGCTTTAAAAGCATTAAAGTATACGTGTAAAAAAATTAATTTTGGAGATGTTTTATATTTTTCTCCAAAAAACTGGTCTAAAGATAAATTTTATAAATTTATAGAGATACCAAATCTATCATATGATGAATATAACAAATTTTGTTTGGTCGATCTAGTAAAATATGTAAAAAGCGATTATGTATTAATAATTCAAGATGATGGATTTGTACATAATCCAGAACTTTGGAGCAATGATTATTTAAAATATGATTATATAGGAGCTCCGTGGCCAAAACAGCATTTGTTTTTTAATACCAAAAGATGGCCTTTGATTCATGAAAAACTCTGTGAAAGTAACTTAGAGCATCATGTGGGTAACGGTGGATTTACATTAAGAAGCAAAAAATTACTTGAAGAGGTTGCTAAATTGTATTTACCAGAACACAAGGATATTCCAGAAGATGTTTTGATATGCATCGGATTTAGGAAAAAGCTACAGGAATTAAATTTAAAATTTGCTCCGTACAATGTAGCTAAAAACTTTTCTTGTGAATCTATTTGCGTAGAAAATGAAATCAATCATCCAAACCAAACCTTTGGATTTCATGGTAGAGAAACGCATTTGAGTATTGTTAGCTTGCTAAATACTGTAGAATTATAAAGGTGAATTATGAATATTTTGATAACTGGTGTTGCTGGATTGTTGGGTTCCAGATTAGCCGACTGGATACTCAAAACATCCGACGCAAAAATAATTGGAATAGACGATCTTAGCGGTGGATACTCCGAAAATGTGGATTCTAGAGTAGATTTGTATAAAATAAATCTAGCTTCTTCTGATGAATTAGAAAATATATTTAAAAAATATAAACCAAGTTATGTTTTTCATTTTGCAGCATATGCTGCAGAAGGATTGAGTCCTTTTATAAGACAATTTAATTATGAAAATAATTTAATTGCGACAACAAGATTAATAAATCAATCAATAAAACATGAAGTAAATAGAATAATATTTACTTCTACTATGGCAGTATATGGAGTAAACAAACCCCCATTCGTTGAATCATATCAACAAGCTCCGATTGATCCATACGGAATAGCAAAATATGCATGTGAGATGGATTTAAAAGTTGCAGGCGAACAGCACGGGCTGGACTGGTGTATATTCAGACCCCACAACGTTTATGGAGTAAAGCAAAATATATGGGACAAATATAGAAATGTTTTGGGGATATGGATGTATCAACATATGAATGGAATGCCCCTTTCGATTTACGGAGACGGCATGCAAACTCGGGCATTCAGCTATGTTGATGATTGTGTGCCTTATTTCTGGAAAGGCGCAACGGAGACACAAGCATCAAAACAAATTTTTAATATTGGTGGTGACGATCATTGCACTATAAATGAGGCATGCGATACATTAATTGAAGTAATGGGTGGTGGCAAAAAAGTCTATCTTGAAAAAAGACATGAAGTTAAGGATGCATGGGTATCGCATGATAAAATTAAAAGCTTAATGAATTTTAAAAACTCCACTGACCTAAAAACGGGATTGACCAAAATGTGGGAATGGGCGATGTCTCAACCAAAACGAGAGAGAAAACTTTGGTCTTCGTATGAACTTGATAAAGGTATTTACGATTTTTGGAAATTAAAGTAATGAAGGCACTATTGTTTAATCATCACCCAGATTATTTGTGGTATACAAAAACTCTTTTTGAATCTCTTGGAATAGAAACAGACGTGGCTACAGAAGAGTTGACATTTAGCCTTGGCGCTGATTACTGTTCAGTTTCAAAAAATTTTAAATTTCAATGTGGAAAAAATTGGTACGATCCAAAAATTCTTTTTCCAAATACACAATTTAGTTACAGTAACACACATGTAGGCTATGATTATTATTTTAGCATAAATCCAACGATAGCCGAAAATCTCCCATACGATGCAACCAAAAATATTTTTGGTGCGGTTGTCATATGGCATATCCTTCAGAGGAATGATTTTAAAAAATATAAAAAAATAAGTTCCGTGGATTACATCAAATCATATGGTGGAACGAGAATTACTTATTTTATTCCCCAAAGGGGTGAATTAAAAGAAAAAAAATATATAACCCAATTGATGGAATCATACAAGACAAGATATTTTGACGAGATGATGCATTTGAGGCAATCAAATCCAGTTATAATAGCTGGTCACCCCGATGCTCCCGATGGTATAGTAGACGATTGGAGCATATTATCGCGCACCAGACTTCTTGTACACCATAAAGAATATGGATCATGCTGCAATGCGGTTATGAAAGCACTTGACTGTGGTATCCCGATATATATGAGTAGAGAAAATAGATATAAACTCGGATTTGAAGATATACCAGAATTTTGTTTTATTTTCAGCGACGATCATAATATAACTCAAGCTTATGAAATAAGCAATTCTATAGACAATTCATTGATTCAATCTGAATTTAGAAAAGTAAAAAATCTAGAAAAGGCAAAAGAAGAGTTTAAAACCATATTAAATATAAAGGAATAGTATGACTACACTTAGTGAAGTATATAAAAATAGTTGTGAACTTGCAATGGCAGAGGGAATGGAACAACATGGATCTGACAAAGGCACCCATCACAGTTACATTGATGTATATGAAAATTTATTTTTAAAGTATAAAAATAAAAAAATAAATCTTTTGGAAATTGGAGTAAATCGGGGGTATAGTTTACATACATGGAAAAATTATTTTATAAATGCCGATAACTTAGTGGGTATAGAATATCAACCTCATATCGTTTACAAAAAAGATGGCGTAAAGCTAATTTATTCGGATATTAATGATGCAAACAATGTTAATTTACAATTGGGTGATATGAAATTTGATATTATAATAGACGATGGGAGTCACAGAATTGAAGATCAACTTTTTGCATTTGAACTTCTAAAAGATCGTCTAAATTCTGATGGAATATATGTCATAGAAGATATTCAAAATTTAGAATTAGATATTTTAAAGTTTGAAAAATATTATCCAACCGTTTACGATTTGAGAAAAAATAAAAATCGATGGGATGATGTATTGTTTGTTTGGGAGAAATAATATGAAAATATATGATTGTTTTACTTTTTATAATGAATTAGATCTTCTCGAAATCAGATTAAATGAATTAAACGATGTTGTTGATAAATTTGTATTAGTGGAAGCTGAAAAAACACATCAAAATAAAGATAAAGAACTTTATTTTGAAAATAATAAAATTAAATTTGCTCCATTTTTGCATAAAATAATTCATATTATTGTACCGAAAGAACTTTTTGTAGATAATGATGCATGGTATAATGAAAAATTGCAAAGAAATTGTATTTTAAAAGGTTTAAAAGAAGCTAATGATGATGATTTTTTAATAGTATCCGATTTAGATGAAATACCATCCAGTGAATCTATAAAACAAGCTATAAATTTTAATCAAACACCTTTATCCTTTGAGCATATTTTACACTATTATTACTTGAATACACCATTACTTGTAAATGATAGTGAAAAAAATTTAGGTAGTGTTTTATTAAAAAAATCTTTTTTTGAAAAAAATACAGAAATTGTTAGAGACAGGAAAAAACATAGTTTCAATATTGTAAAAAACGCTGGTTGGCATTTTTCATTTTTGGGAAATGAAAACATAGTTTACAATAAAATTCAAAATTATGCACACACTGAATTTTCTCACTTTGATTCCGATACAATTAAAAATCGTTTAAATAATATGGAAGACCCTTTAGGTCGTAGTAATTGTAGATTGATTTGCAATACAGATTTAGATTATCTTCCAACATACGTAAAAAACAATTTACAAAAATTTGAAAAATATATAAAGAGGTAAATATGAAAAAAGCTTTAGTGTTGGGTGCTGGTGGATTTATTGGTGGTCATTTAGTAACCCGTTTAAAAAATGAAGGTTATTGGGTTCGTGGAGTTGATATAAAAGAGCATGAATACAAAAAAACAGACGCAGATGAATTTTTTGTATTAGATCTTAGAAATGCAGATAATGTTACCAGATCCTTTACCGTAGACAGTATCACGGAAACATTTGATGAAGTATATCAACTTGCAGCTGATATGGGTGGGGCGGGGTATATCTTCACCGGTGAACATGATGCAGACGTGATGCACAATTCTGCTATTATAAATTTAAATGTTGCAAACCAAGCAATCAAATACAAAAAAATGCCAAAGATTTTTTATTCATCTTCGGCGTGTATGTACCCAGAATATAATCAATTAGATCCAGATAATCCAAAATGCTCTGAAGATTCTGCCTATCCTGCTGCACCAGATAGTGAGTATGGTTGGGAAAAACTGTTTAGCGAACGTTTATATCTTGCTTATAACAGAAACTACGGGCTTCCTGTTCGTATTGGCAGATTCCACAATATCTTTGGTCCATATGGATCTTGGAATAATGGAAAAGAAAAAGCACCCGCAGCAGTATGCCGTAAAGTAGCATTTTCTGAAAATGGAGAAATAGAAATTTGGGGTGATGGAAAACAAACAAGATCTTTTTTATATGTTGATGAATGTCTTGAATGTGTTCGTAGATTTATGGATAGTGATTTTAGTGGACCTATGAATATAGGATCCGAAGAAATGGTTACCATTAATGAACTTGCAGAAAAAGTTATGATTATTGCTACAAAAAAGTTAAATATAAAACACATTTCCGGTCCACAAGGAGTTCGTGGTAGGAATTCAGATAATACTTTAATGAAAGAAAAACTTGGATGGATTCCGAGTTTACCCGTATCATATGGTTTACAAAAAACATATGAATGGATTTCTAATTTATGAAAATAATTCAAATAGGGGCTAACAGGGGAAATGATGATTTAACAAACTTACTTAATAGCACACAACCAAGTAAGTTTGTTATAGTTGAACCTATGAACATCCACAATGAAAGTATAAATTCTTGTTACAATTGGATTGAAAATAAAATTATAGAAAACCTAGCAATTGTAAAGGATAATAAAGTTAATATTGATTTTTATTATCATGTTGATGATGGACCCGGTTACGAAGTATCTTCTATTGATTTAAATCACATATTAAAACACGGTTATCATGAAAGTGGAATTATAAAAATTACAGTACCTTGTATTAATATTAATAAATTATTAAAAAAACACAAAATAATTAATTTGGATATTTTGTTTATAGACGCAGAAGGATATGATGATGAAATTATACGATCTATAGATTTTAATATATACAAAATTGATAAAATATATTTTGAAAATCTTCATTTGAAAACTGATATAAATGATTATTTGAAAAGCAAAGGATATACTGTAAAAACAAATATCGGAACCAATGGGTGGATGAACTTAGCTGAATTTTTAATATAAATATTGTATGGAACACTTTTATAATGAAAATATTTTTGGAGAAAATTGGTTCGATTATTCGGAATTATATAAATCACAAGTAAATAAAGCAATAGACGGTAGCCATTTTGTAGAAGTTGGATCGTGGAAAGGTAGAAGTTCTGCTTTTATGGCTGTAGAAATAATAAATTCTGGTAAAAAAATTAAATTTGATTGTGTGGACACCTGGACTGGAACGGAGGATTTGAATGAAAAAGCATCCGTTCCAGAATATCAAAATGATCCAGCTATATTAAATAATTCATTATATGATGTTTTTTTAAAAAATAATGAAAAAGTTTTACATATAATAAATCCCATAAAAATGTCTTCAACCAAGGCTTCGTTATTGTATGAAAATGAATCTTTAGATTTTGTATTTATTGACGCATGCCATACTTACGATTGTGTTGATGCTGATATAAAAGCATGGCTTCCTAAAATTAAAATAGGTGGCATGCTGTGTGGTCATGATGCTGGATATAGGCCAATTGATTTAGCTGTAGCTCATAATCTGCCGGGAAATATAAAAAGTGGTTCATGTTGGTTATATAATAAAATTTAAATAACTTAAATTTGACTTTTATTCGTTGTGTAGTATATTATTGATTGTGAAAAAGCCAAAAAAAAAGAAAACCAAGCCATCAGATGATGATTATGTAGATAATCAAAAACTATATGATGCTCTTGTTGAATACAGTAAAAAAGTAAAAGAAAATGAAAACTCTGGAAGAAAAAAACCAAAGTTGCCAGATTACATTGGTGAATGCATTTTAAAAATAGCAAGCAGACTTTCTTATAGACCCAATTTTGCAAATTATCCGTATAGAGAAGAGATGGTATCCGACGCTGTTTTAAACTGCATAACTTACATTGATAATTTTGATCCTAAAAAATCAACCAGCCCATTTGGATATCTAACCCAAATATGCTGGTTTTCTTTTGTTCGCATTATAAACAAAGAAAAAAAAGAAAAGTACGTTCAGTATAAGTTTGCAGAGCAACAAAACAACAAAGATTTTCAAAACTGGTTCAATGAAACTTATGCTGGTGTTGATATAGGTAGAAGAGATTTTTTTGGTTTGACTGATCTTGATATGGAAAGATTTGATGAAATGTGTGCTCCCAAAAAGGGAAAGAGAAAAAGGAAAAAGAAAAAAGAACTTTTTGACATATGAAAGCCGTTATTATAAATGATACCCATTTTGGGTATAAAGCAGATTCTTCTATTGTAATGGAATATTTTCTTTCTTTTTTTGAAAAACAACTTTTTCCATATATGGTTGAAAATAAAATTAGAACCATATTCCATCTTGGAGATTTGTTTGATCGAAGAAAATATATTAACTTTAAAACTTTAAATCAAGTTCGTGAAAGATTTTTTGAACCTCTGAATGAGTACGGTATCAGATGCCACATCATATGTGGCAACCATGATACATTTTATAGAAATACAAATAAAGTAAATTCATTGGATGAACTTGCAGGACATTATTTTAACTGGACAGTTCATTCCGAGCCAAAAGAGATTGATCTTGAATATGGTAAGGTAGCGCTTCTTCCCTGGATAAATCCAGAGAATGAATCTGAAGCAGCAAAATTCTTACAAGAAAGTACATCTACAATTCTTCTTGGTCATTTAGAATTGTGTGGATTTCAAAGCATTCGTGGAGTATTTGTGGAGCAGGGATATGACTCTAAGCACTTCGACAAGTTTGAGTATGTTCTTACTGGGCATTATCATGTTAAGTCTAGCCGGGATAACATTCATTATCTCGGTACGCAATATCAGATGGCTTATTCGGATGTATGGGAAGAGAAAGGCTTCCATGTCTTTGATTTCAAGAACCGCACTCTTGAATTTGTACAAAATGCAGAAAAGCTTTTCTATACGCTTGACTATAACGAAGACTCTACGGAAAAATTAAATTATGCCGAATACAAAGACAAATACGTCAAAATTTTTATCAAAAACAAAACTAAGCAAAATCAGTTTGAAAAGTATATCGACAAATTTTATGAAGCTGGAGTGGCAGAACTACAAATTGCAGAAGAAGTGAGTGCAAACCCAGAGCTTGTGGCTGTTGATATTCATAAAGACACTCTCCAACTTCTCCACGAAGAACTGGAAACAATTAATGAGAAGTCTGTCAACAAGAATACACTTGCAGAGATCATAAACTCGGCATATAATAGTGCCTTGTCAAAGGATGAAGAATGATTGAATTTGTCTCGGTAAAAATTAAAAACTTTGGTTCATTTGGAAACAATTTTACTGAAATTAAACTGAATACAAACAAGACTACTTTGGTCACGGGGACCAACGGAAATGGCAAATCCTTCGCTCTGCTTGACTCCCTGTGCTTTGGTTTGTTTGGCAAGCCATTTCGTCCAATCAACATTCCGCAGCTTGTAAACAGCATTAACGCCAAGCAATGTGTGGTTGAAATAGAGTTTAAGAGATCCAATTCGACTTATTTGATTCGTCGTGGACTTAGTCCAAAGATGTTCGAAATCTACAAAGACGGAGAAATGCTGGATCAGCATGCGAAGTCTAAGGATTACCAAGAACACTTTGAAGAACATATTTTGGGGTTTGATTATGCTGCCTTTAAACAGGTTGTAATTCTAGGTAAATCAAACTTTGTCCCTTTCATGCAATTGACTCCAGCAGAAAGAAGAAAAATTATTGAGGGTTTGCTGGACCTTGATATTTTGGCAGACATGAATCAATATGTAAAGGGGCATCTAGGTTCTTTGAAAGTAGAAATTGCTGAAAATCAATCTTTGCTAAAAATTGCACACGAAAAGATTAAGTCCCAAAAAGAGTTCATCGAACAGGTCAAAAGCCATAATGCAGATGACATAAAGGCAATTGATGAAAAAATTCAATCCTTTGAAGCAAATGTAAAGTTGAGCAAATCTGAAAAAAAGGAACATCTTGATCAATTAGAAAAAATGACTGCGGAGCAAGCAAAACATAAAAAAACAATTCAGTCTTTAAAAGATGTGCCCGTGATGCTTGCAAAAACCGAAGCTCTTGAAATTACCTTGAAGGAAGATATACAATCCCTCAAAACATCCGCAACATGCAAATGCTGCGGCCAAGAACTTCCAGAAGAACAGAAACAAAAACACATTCAAGAAAAAGAAGCAAAGTTAGTAGAGTGTCAGAATGCAATAAAAATTGCTCAAGATAAAAATCAAAAACTCACTTACGCTCAATCAGAATACGAAACTTATAAAACAAATATTCAAAGCATAAATGATGATATTATTGGAATGAATTATAGAATTGGCAACGGTGAAGAAAACATAAAGCGTTTGCAAAAAGAAAAACAAGACAAAGAGTGTTCGAGTAATATAACTTCTCTCGAAGATAGTTTGATTAAATCTGAATCTGAAAAACAAAAAATATCTAACAAACTAGAAAAATGCATAAATGATCAAATTCACTATGATGTTGTCTACGATATTCTCAAAGATGGTGGCCTCAAGAGCCGGATCATCAAACATTACGTTCCAATCATCAATGGACTTGTCAACAAATTCCTTGCAAAACTCAACCTCTACGTCGATTTCAACATCGATGAGGAATTCAAGGAAACAATCAAATCCAGATACCGAGATGAATTTTCATATTCCTCTTTCTCTGAGGGAGAGAAACAGCGTATCGATTTGGCCATATTGTTGACTTGGCGAGAAATTGCAAAGATGAAGAACAGCTTGAATTGCAATCTGTTAATCTTTGACGAAATTCTTGATTCGTCGTTAGACGCAACTGGAACCGAATCATTCCTCAAACTATTAAACAAAATGAAGAGTAAATGTTCTATCTTCATCATAAGCCATAAAGCAGATTCTTTGGCTGATAAGTTTGATTTACACATGCATTTTGAAAAGAAAAATAATTTTTCTAGAGTTAAGGTGCAAATCTAAATATTAATAAATGTTTAGAGGAAAATATAAATCTAAAAACGTTTTTGGAGACAATATACTTTATTCTCGCGGTGATGTAATATTGGACCAAGGAAAAGTATACCAATGTATGGAAACTACATCTGGGAGTCCAATTCAATTTCCTAAAAAATGGAAAATTACTGCAATATCTAATCCGTTTCA